AAGTGGAAGTATGCACAAGGATTTGTAATAACACCTTTAGACACACACATAGTTTCCGCTATCGTTGGATTATATTTCGGCGCAGGATTTACAAAGTAGGATAAAGATATGCCAATAGCAGGACCATTTGATGCACCTATTCCAGGTCAATCATTAACAACAGAACCACGCAATAGTCCTTGGGAACAGCCACCACAAATGGCTGACGTAAATGAGGTTGCTAAGTTCTACATAGATAAGCTAGCAAACCCTGAAGTCTTAGATGACTTTGCTGCAATGGCACAGGCGGGTGTACCTATTGCCCCTATGGTAGAAGGTACGTACCTGCAGGGCGTTATGCGTGGCTTGCATACACTAGATGCAGCCTTAGTTGTAGCACCTGTTATGCATATGTTTATTAAGCAATCACTAGAAGAGATGGGCATTAAAACTAAGGACGGTGGTAAAGATCCTCAGAAACGTGCAGAAGAAGCAGAGATGAATCGCTTCATGATGGTTGCTATGAAGTATTTGAATGAAGAGGGTGGAGATGCAGGTGACCCTGGTAAAGAATTACTTAGTGATATAGTAGAGGATCAAGGCACAGAGGAAGAGGCGACACAAGAAGAAAAGCCAATGGGCTTGATGGCGAAAGGTTAAGACTATGGCATTTGATAAAGACGCATTCATGGCAGCTTTCTTTGAGCAAGCGGCTTATGGTATAGCAGAGAAGCGTGAAGAAGCTAAGAAGTATAAAGAAAAAGAAGAACAAGCTTACGAGCGTAACATACAGCTAATACAACAGCGTGACGTAAGAGCTAAACAAGCTGCTGCGCTAGGTAAGCAAGCACTAGAGTTACTACCTGAAGGTGCAGACGCTCAGACTATGGTGCGTAATGCTATGGCTTCTGGTATGACAGGTGTTGCTGATCTAGTTACTGCACTAAAACAGGCGGCACAAGACGCACGACTAAGACCAGGCCAGCGCTTATCTATGTTTGATGTTGAAGCTGCAGTAAGTATGCCACGTATTGCATCTGTTGATCCTTCTCTTGTGGACATGTCACTAGAAGAGTTTGCCCGTAGAACATACGGCGCTCAAGGTACTGCTGCTCCTGTTAAAGAAGAAGGTAGTATGGTTGGTAGGCTCTTTGGTATTGGTGCCAAGGAACAAGCTAAGAGAGAACTAAGGGAGACTCCAGCGTTTAGCGGTATGTCTGTCGCTGATGTTAATGCTGCTGCACGTCAGGCAGAGTTTAATCAGCTTATCCCTAATGCTGTCATGACTATTATGGACACAGATGTGTTCCGTAGAAACGATGCAGTAAAGTTTTCTAGAGAAGTACAGGATGTATATGACGATGCTAAGACTAGCAAGGCCGCTGAAGATTTTGCAGAACGTGCATTACGTAGAGCCTACGATAAAGCAGATAAAGCTGTCCCTAAAGTAGAACTTTCTGCAGAGCAGATAACCAAGATTGAAACAGAGGCACTAGAAGTATATGCTAAAGCTGCAGCAGAAAAAGTAATTAGAAGCTATGCTCATAACTACCCATATGCAGAATTTGGTTTCTTTACTAATGACTTTGCTCAAAAGACTATTGAAGACTTGATGGGTATGGAGTTTGCTAACTCTCTACGTGAAGACTACGACATGCCAGCTATGACGTTAACGCCAGATGAAGAGTCTGAACCTGAATTGCCACCATTACCTACAGAAACGCCCCCTCCAACAGATGAACCTACCCTACCTCCAACAGACGAACCTACCCTACCTCCAACAGACGAACCTACAGAGACACCAACCATAGAACCTGTTGAGCCACGCCCTGGTGGAAGTAGGGGTAATTCAAAGAAGCAAAGAGATTGGGATAAAAAGCATAAAGGTAAGTATGATCCTATAACAGGTGAAGCTATTATTGTAGAGCCACGCCCTGCAGAAGGTGGTCCTGTATCAGGCAGAGGTAGAAACAAAAAGACTGCAGCACAACAGTGGGATGTTAAGTATGGAGACACACATAATCCAGATGGTACACCTAAAACTGTAGAGGAATAAGAATGGCCTTTTATAATTTAGATAATTACCTAGACTCTATAGGTACACCTAGTGATATTGAAGTCACACCAGAGCCACTCTTTGATGCTGATGTAACTCTTAGTGTATCTGATCTAAAAAAGAACTCTATGTATCTCCAGCCTATCCGTGATTACATGATTGAACGTAAGGGTGTAGATTATAGGACTATGGATGAGGCTGATGTTGTAGATGACTTTGTGCAACATATGCGTTACTTCAACGCTAACACAGTCTCTACTGCAGGTGAATTACGTTTTGTTAATAAAGCTAATGATAGACAAAAAGACACAGCCCGTAGAGCATATCAAATATATGATCAATTAGGTAACGTATTCCAAAACGATGGGCTTATGGGTGCTGTATCTGGTGTAGGCGATTACATCTTTGCTGCAGCTAAAGATCCTACTAACTACTTAGGTCTACTTACTGGTGGTATAGGACGCGCTGCTGCAGGTGGTATGCAGGTAACAGGTAAACAAGTAGTTAAAGCTGCTGTGCAACGCGCTGGGCGTGAAGCACTTCAAGCAGGTGCAACTAAAGAAGCAGCAAAGAAAGCTGCTGAAGCTGCAGGTAGAGAGGCAGCAAGACGGGCTGCATCACAGGGTATGGGTAAACGTGCAGCTAATAACGTATATAAAAGTGTGTCAGATAAGATACAGAAAGAGGGTAAACGTGCAGTAGCTAAAGATGCAATGAGAGCTAAGCAACGTGAACTCTTTGAGACTGCAGCCACACGTTCTCTGTATCAGACTACAGCGCTAGATTCTACGGCGGCTGTATTACAAGATGTGATGGCACAACAGGCCCAGCTAGAAGTGGGATCTCAAGAGAAGTATAGCTATCTACAAACAGGGTTCTCTTCTTTGCTGGGTGGTGTTGCAGGTGCAGCACAACTAGGTTTTGGTAAAGCTAGAGGTATGTCAGGTTTAGAGGATACAACATCTGAACTAGACAAACTCACTAAGCGTACTGTGGAAGAGTACTCCCCCATCTTAAAAGATAAAGACTCTGCTGAAGCTGCCAAAGTTATTGGTGAAGCCATAGATAAATGGAACGCTAAAGTAGAGAAGGGTCAAGCTGGTAAGAAAGACATTGATGACGTTCAACTTATTAAGGAGATTATCTTTGGTGATAACCCTGATAAGATGGGTGGTCTTGCTGGGTTCTTTAAAGATAAAGGCTATCAGATAAACAAAGAGATACACGTATCAGATGTTATAACAAATGTTGCAAACTCATTAAATCAGTCAGAGCTTGTATCTATCAACAAGGGCTTGGCTAAGTACACAGCATTTAAGTTTGGTGATCTTTCCAGTACACGTGTAAAGTTAGGTGATGTACTAGCTGCCCGACTTAGTGACGCTGGTAAAACGTTGAACATTGCTTCTCAACTTAGTAAGGTAATGGATGCCGGACTACTAGCTGCATCTAAAAAGATTGATGATCAAGCATCAGAGATTGACGCTAAAGAAGCAGCAAAGGCAAAGGGTGCAGATAAGCTACGCTATGGGCAGTCTGTATGGAAGCGCTTACTTGTTTCATCCCCAGCCACAACAGCCTTGAACGTTGCAGGTTTTGGTCAGTTCTATATTGGGCAGACTATTGCTGATCTGTTTAGCTCTACAGCTTTGATGACACAGGGCTTGGCTCAGTTGGCTACAAATAGAACGGCTGCACAAGAAAGTTTCAGACAAGCTTCTGCACTACGTATGATACAGGCTCAGAAGATCCGCAACCTTCTAGACCCTTACACTACACACGATGCTTACATGAAGTTCTTAGGTGAGAACAAAGATGTAGAAAAGATCTTATTTGAAACTATGGCAGGTGGTGTTGAGCAGAAAGCTAGCCGTTATGGTTTGAATGCTGACGATCCTTACTACCGTAACATTGAAGCGGTAGCTAACGCAGCTAATCAGATCACAGGTGTACGTATTCAGGATAGCTTTACTAAGTCTCAGATGTTTATGACTGAGATGGATAAGTATCTACGCCTTGAAAAGAACATGACTCTAAAAGAAGCTATGCTAGCTGATGATGTAGTTATTGATGAAAAGGTAGTTCAAGCCGCGCTAGATGGTACACTTAAGTCTGTGTTTGCTAAAGACTACACAACAGCAGAACAGCCAGAACTTATACGCAGCGCAGCTAAACTTGTGGAGAACTTATCTAACACGCCAGGTATTGGTACACTGATTCCGTTTGGTAGGTTCTTTAACAATGTTCTAGCTACCGCATACCAGTGGTCACCTCTAGCTGCGCCTGAGTTACTACTCAAACCGTTCTACAAAAAGATTGCTAAGCAAGAAGCGAGAGACATTACTGAGATGGAAGCATACTCTCGTATGGTAGTGGGTACCACAGGCATTATACTGGCCTCTGAGTATGACAAAGGACGTAGAGAGCAGGGTCTAGGTGTATATGAAGTAGACGTAGGTGGCGGCACTGTTGTGGACGCTAAGAACACATTCCCTTTCTCAGCATTCCTAGCTGCTGGACGTATCTTTAATATGAAAAGAAACAACGAGACTGTACCACCTGAGTTGATTCAGGAGCTTGGTACTCAGGTAGCTATTGGTCAGGTTGCACGTGATGCCCAGTTTGGTAATGACTTAAACAACCTAATAGATATCATGGTTAACAGTGATGAAGGTGCAAGGGGTGCTACTCTTGATGCATTTGCTAAAGCTTCAGGTAACCTAGTAGCTGGACTGACACGCCCTCTTGATGCATTCAACAAAGTCATAGGCTTTGCTATGGGTACTGATGGTGCAAAGGATGTGCGTCAAGCTGATGGTTTCAATATCTTTACTCAAACATCTACCAAGTACATTGACAATATTATAGAAGCATTCATTGATAAGACAGATACAATTACTGGTGAAGATCTAAGAGTCGCCACACGTGAAGGAGACATATATGATCCTAATCCTTTTGCACGTTTGTTTGGTATTACTATTAAGCCAGGGCGTACTGCTACAGAAAAAGTATACTCTATGTCAGAGATGCAACCTTGGACAGCAAACGAGCGTACCAAAGTACCAGCATACGACAAAGCTCTGAATGCTATGCTTGCTCCAGTCTTAGAGCAACAGACAAACAGATTACTTTCTACTGAAGAGTTTACCAAAGGTAATCTTACCCAGCGCCGTGCAATGCTTAAGAAAGTAATGCGTGACGCTAAGAAGCAAATCAAAGAGCGTATGGAAAAAGGCTATGGTGGTAGCGAGAGCGTACACTTACGCATGGTAGCTAAAGCTAATAGCAAGTACAACAAAGAGATCCGTAATGAAGCAGCAAAAGCTATGAAGGAAACCTTTGGTATTGATGGTAGCTTAGAAGACTATAGCTTTGCTGAGTTAGACTTATTCATGGAGTATGCAGACTACTTGAATGAGATGTATGAAGCGGCTGCTAGTTTTTAGTGCCGTGACATTCCGCTGATTCTTCTGCCCACAACACACAAGCTTGTAGGTGTGTCTTAGCCTGTTCCGTTTCATGACTATTGTGTAGGCTCTTATCTATGTAAGACTCTACATAAGTGACGTATTCCCTTAGTTGCTCTTTAAACTGCATTCTCTTCTTGACTATGTGTTCCATAGCTTCTTGTTCTAGTTTCATTTTCAAATCTCTCTAAATAGTTGATTGCTTTCTTCACACCCTCTAAGTTGTCTCCTAACTTTCCTATGCCTAAGTTACAGGCTGAGCATATCCAACCCCTAAAGGTTGTTGTTTCATGGCAGTGATCTAAGACACACTTAAGATTACCTCTGTCTATTTCTGTATCAAACTTTTCGCCACAACAATCACAGAAGCCTGTGTTTAAATGTGCATAATCCTTTCTCATATAGTAGCGTAACCTTTGATCTTCTCTGTGACAATCTCCACATCTGGTATCATAACCTGTCTCATGATGGATATGTTCATAAAATTCTGATATATCTTTCTCAACGTTACACCGTTTGCAAACCTGTGTGTCCCTCTTCTCTACTACTTCTTTATCTTGTTTAAAAAGATCTAGTTGCATAGTTACCTCATGATACAGTAAAGCCTAGCAATCACTAAGACTGCTAGGCTCTTTTGTTTTTAAGCGTCTGGGTTAACTTTTTGTTCTACATACTCGTAGCCTTGCTTAGCTTTATCCCAGCTATAATGTGCAGCAGGTTGTACTACATCTGTATAAACACCAATCGCTATAAAAGCTTGTGTTGTTATTGTAATTATAGTTGCAATCATGGTATGTTTTCCTTTCTCCACGCCAACTCAAACAGAAGTTTTTTCTGTTCATACTCTGACAGTATACACCAATCGCGTATCTCGTCAATAGTTCTTTTACACCCTGCACAATACCCGTTTTCTATACGGCAAATCTTTACGCAGGGTGACTGTATTTTACCTAAGCTGCGGTTAGGTCTACGATTTCGCATACATCACCAGAGCAAGCTAGCGTTTGCATAGCAGCAGTGTTGTCCTCTTGCTCATACTCCGATAGCTTAGTCCAATCAATGCGCTCTGGCATCTGTGCTAGTAACGCTTCATACTGCTCCCGTGTGCAGTCCTGATAGGGTGCTTGTTGATAAGTGTGATCTGAGTGTGGCAAGAATGACACACCTGACATTTCATCAAAGTGCTTATACACAAATGCACCTACGTCTAGCCATTCACTGTCGCGTACTGAGATAGTCACGCTAGGTTTATGTTCACACCAGTGTCGTTGATACGTCAGCCACATTTCTAGTTGTTCAATAGCTGTCATATCATCACGTGTTACTGCACCTGGTGGGGCTTTCTGTGGAAAGCTGAAGACTGTAGTAGTGTCAGGCTTAAACACGCAAGGCTCATTAGGAATACCATTATCAATCATAAACTGAGTTAGAGGATCTTTGTTATCGCCACGGACAGTGCGAATATAATAGGCTGAGTGACGAGCGTGAATACCAGAAGAACTATCCACAAGCTGTGATACGGTGCCTGATGGCTTGACGCATGTGATAGCAGCAGATACGGGAATGCCAAGGCGTTCAGCCCACTCAGCATTAGTAGCAACAGCGACATTACGTAGATGCTCAAGAGTCTTCTCCAATCCTTTGTTTGCAGATGTCATAAGAGGGTTGTCCATAATACCTGTTAGGCTTACACCTAGTAGGCGTTCCTCTTCTGTGTTACGCTGCCAATCCTTAGACAGATATGGGAACTTAGTATAGCTAGACTGAATGGTACCCAAGATTGTAGCGTACTTTACCTTACGCTCAATGTCATCAATGTTATCCGTAGCGCGAATGATGCACTCAGAAAGGTTGCAAAACTGCGCATTTAACAAAATTATTTCACTGCACGGGTTCGTCCCGAAGTCTTTATCTGGATTGCGTCTACCATTCTTTGCTGCTTGCTTCTGTGATGCTTGACGATTGAACACTCCACGCTCACCAGACTTGGACTCCACAAGGGCTGTCCACTCACGCATGAATGTCTCAATGTCAGGCTTCTCTGTATAAGCTACAGAGTTATTAGCCAGGGCACGGTGTGCTGCAGTTTCCCACCACTGTCCTGACTTAGCGTGACGCATACGGTCATCACTCAGGTTAGACAATGAAATCATAGCAGAACGGCGTACACCACCAACCACAACGATCTGACCAATGAAACACATCAGGTCATGGCATTCCATACTTGATAGCTTACGTCCTTGTGCGCCTTTGAATGTAGTCACAGCAAAGTTAAACAGCTCTACTAAAGGTGCTGGGCCTGATGCACGTCCACCAAACGTTTTAAGTCTTGCACCTGCAGGGCGTACCTTTGATACATCCCACTTAGGAATCTCGCCTGACCATAGTAGAGCCAATAGTTGACGGAAAGCTTTTGCCCACCCTTCTTTACTATCCTTGACTACAATGGTTGTCTCGCTGTCGTACAAATGTTCAGGTACTTCTGGCAACTTCTTGATGTACTGGCGTTCTACTGAAAACCCTACACCTGTACCACACAACAGTATAAACATAGCCTCGTCAAAACGTGTAGGTTTATCTACAGCCACGTAAGAACAGTTGTACATACACGTGTTGTCACGTGCTGCTGCTGCCCCTGCTGTCATCATTGAACGCATGGATGGCATGATGTCTAGGTTAAGGATAGCCTCTTCAATTTGCTTAATATAGCTATCATCACCTGCAACAGGACGTATGATGTTATCCATGTAACGTGCTACTGTTTCATCCCAATTCTCACGTCCTTTACCATCAAAGTATTTAGCATAACGTGATTTGTGAATGAATGATTGGTAGTCTGTTGGTAAGTAGTTGCTCATTTCTTTTTAGTCTCCCCAATAGCAATAAAAATAAAACCTAGTATGATAATAAGTAGGATAGATAAAGCGGTAATAACTGATGTGATCATCGTTTATCTCCTGATCCTGCAATTTTACCACGGCGCTTACGGTCTTCTAATTTCTCAAGGTTGTTCTTTGCTACATCTGCCATGTCTACATTTAAGTCACGACATAGTGCAGCAATGTACCATAGACAATCACCTACCTCGTCTGCAATTGCTTTACGATCAAACGTACCATCACGCATAATCTTCTTAACTTTATTTGCTACTTCACCTGCTTCTGCTGCTAGGCCCAGCGCTGGGTAAATCACTGCATGTTCTGCTTTGTAGATTGCAGTTTCTGCTGCTTTCTTTTGATAGTCTGTCATCTCCATTGCTACATAGTACTCCTGGTAATAGGCATTTATGTCCTCCTTAGTCATCATCATCTTTCCTTTACTACTAAATTTTCTATCTTAATATCATCAACATCGTACATCACATTATTGATTAGATCATACACATCTTCTTCATGACTATCATCAAATGAGGATAGTATATTATTATCTTCATCCATCTCTATAACAAACGTGACGCTAAACTTTTTCATTTGTGTGTCTCTTTATACTCTTTGATAAGTTTATCTAAATACCACTGTGCTTTTTCTAAATCCTGTAATCCGTTTTTATCTGGATAGCGCCAGAGGTATTTCATAACATTAAAGTATAAGGAAGCCTCACCACCAGACAAACGTTTACACAAAGCATGTATGATATTAACAGCTTCAACCCTCTGAAGTTTGTCCTCTACCCAAGCTTTGATTTGCGTGTAGTGGCTAGGCTTGTTTACTGGGTCAATACTCATTTCATGTGATGTAGATGATGCAGTGATTGTAGTAAGTGTAGGTTCAATCTTCATGCATTACCCTCTGTCTTAGTCCACCTATTTAATATGATTACATTATCTTCTTCAGTATAACCATTTTTCTCGAACTCTTCTTTTAATGCAGCTTGATACGATTCTGGAAACATATCTTTTAATATGGCCTCCTTATAATATACAAAGTCTTCTAAAAACTCAGGGTTATCATCTAAGAAGTTGTGTGTCGCCGCCATAGTAACTGCCATGTCCATAGAATGACGCATAGCAAACTTATGTTTTTCATCACCAAATAAAATACCAGTGTGTATGGCACCTGTCCACTCGTCGTCTTCTACTACAGGAGTAAACACTATTGCTATCTGTCCAGGTTCTAGTTTCATTATACTCTCCTTTTAACTTTTAGTCTTTGGTCTTTCATACGACTACCTTTTTCAAGTAACCAACCTTCTGGTATTACACGGTGTGCCCACTTAAAACCTTTCTGCTCACACCAATCACAGTACCTAGATTTAGCACCTTTGTAAAGCCTAGCGTTAGCGTTACTAAATACAAAACGTATGTCTAACTTAGGATGTTGTCTCTGAATCTCAAGATGCTTTCTGCGATCTGCTGGACTAAAGATACCCTTAGTTTCTATTATGATACCATTATCTAACTCAAAGTCTGGAGTGTATGTACGATACTTAAGATCTTCCCATTCAATCTTAAGCTTCTCATACTCTACTTTCTTTTGTCTAACCTTAAGAAAAGCAGCAGCCTGTTCTTCTAAGCCGCTGCGATAGGTACGTTTAAGATGTCTGCGCTTAGTTGTCATCAGTCTCTTGATCTGTTGACTTCTTAGCCTCGTCTTCTACAGTTGCTTCTGCAATCTGCACAATTCCGCTAGCTAACTGAGTACAACGTGCATCAAGTACACTAATTAGATATTGCATACGCCGCATCTCCTCCTGCGCTAGACTAACTTCCTGATACATCTTAATCTGTTCTTGATTGAAGTCATCAGTATAATAGTCTTTATCATTGATAGTTAGTTTAGGCATTACCATCTCCTATAAAAATGTAATCCACCTCTGGTGGGTTTGCTGATTTAGATACCCTGCTGGGTAAAGATTGTAGTGTTGGGTGACACTTGTGTTTGAAACCACAAAACTTACATGCGCTGGGTAGTACAAGATTACCACTAGGCTTTTTGTAGTATGTCTCTGGCACTGGTTCAAAGCAGCGCTCAAAGGGTTCATCATTTTCAATGTAGTCTACCAGGTTCTGAATGTCTTCTAGTACTGCATCACTATCTACGTCAGATGCATCAACGTACTTAAACTCGCCATTACCTTTGTTGACTACCCACCAACCACCAACACCCTTACCTGCTGCAGTAGCATATCCTACTAGCTGAGCTACATAACCAAAGCTGTCGCCTTGTTGTAGTGCGTCTAGAGATGCAAACTTATTTTGATATGACCAAGGAGAGGCAGACTTAACATCGTCAATCTTACCGTCCATCTCCATATCATACTCGCCATTAATCTCTTGACCATGTGGTAACTTCAGTGTGACATTATCATTGTCTTTAAACTCAACACCAGATGCACGTAGTAGACCCTTGAACACAGCCTCAACAATATCGCCAAGTATCATGTTCATCAGGAAGTGTGGTGGTAGTGGAGTCTTATCTTCAGGATCGTTCTTCTCAAACCATAACTGACACTTAGGCTTACCTATGTTAGACATACGTAGTTTAAATGTATCACGTGGTCCACTATTGAACTGTTTGTGCATAGCTGCTTCAACATCAGAGGCGACTTGTGCAGCCACCTCTTCTGTCATGCTAGCTTCACCAGCCATAGCTTTTTGTAAGAAGCTATAAACCTGTAGTTCTGCAGGATGATTCATTAGTCTACATCCACATCAACAAAGTCATTGTTAAGGATGTCTTGAACTAAACCTTCATCTTCATCCGCATGAGCTTTAGCGCGTTCATGGTGTAGATCAAGGATCTTACCGTTGCTGTACTCAATAAGTTCAATAAAGTCTTTTAGCATTTCATTGTCACCCTCAACGATGTCAACCTTGCTACCTATAGAAGCTTCAATCTTACCAAAGATTGCACCCGTAGGAATACTATCCTCTACACCTGTCAGTTTGATAGTTGACATGATAGGCAACATGTTCTTGCGTTTTAAGGAAGACATAACACCGTTGATAGACTTCAGTGAGTCGCGGTTCTTTACATCCATCACAAACGGTACGTCAGTAGGATCATCACCTACCATATTACCTTGTTCATCCATAGCACCGTGGAATGAAACTGTACCATAGTAAACATTAACACGTTTTACACTACGGATAACTGCCTTGGTTGCTTCAGGTAGTTCATTGAAGTCTTCAATCCAACCAGACGGACGGCCTAAGTTGAAACCACCGATGCTGTCCTTCAAGTCACCATTTAGTGAATTAGATAATACAGACTTCTCCATCTCTTCAGTCTCACTATTCCAGCGTTGCCACTGTTGACGTTGAGCAAAGATACGGACTGTGATTGCAGGTGAATATACTTTCTCTTCTCCACGTGTAAGGATAAAAGAACCTACAGGAACCAGGTCTGTCTTAATTGTTTTACCATTAACTTCAATCTCACCCTTAATAGGTTGATGCAGCATACCAACACGTGCAATGCTTGGGACAGACTCGCCACCCCCTGACATTGACACACCCATTAGTTCTGCCATTGATTGTCCACGTTCATTTGCTATTGCTAATTCTGTACTCATTTCTGTACCTTTCTTTAGAATCAAAGAGCCTTAGTTATACATTATACATCAACTGTGTCAAGCCAATTTGGTCCTATTTTTGCTTCTAATAAAAGAGGAACATTCATCTTGACTTGATATGTTTCTTCAACAAGATCGTTGATGGTGTTGTTAAGTAGTTCTATTATATGCAGTACTCTACTTCTTTCATCAGGGTGTACATCAACTACCATACTATCATGAACAGAATTAACTACACAAGATTGTAACGGTTGTAACAATTCGTGAAGTTTGTTAAGTACAATAGGTACTACATCACCTGTGGCAAAGCCCTGCACAGGGTAGTTCTTTATCATAGTAAAGTGACTAGGCATACCATTATCTCTACGTCTTACATCAGGGAATGCATACTGTCTGCCAGACACATTAGTTATTTTCATAAAACGTATCGCCTCGTCACCCAGCTTCTTATGCCATGCAGCTATTCCTTTGTATTTATCCACGAAGTGGGTGTAATAGGATTGTTCTGCTTTAGATCTACCGTATCCTGTTGCCCCAAAGAGAGGCGCGAAGGTGTGCGCCTTAGCTTCCTGCCTGGACGTTTGTTGCCCTGCTTCAGTAATGACTTGCGCTGTGTATGCGTGTACGTCAAAACCTGTTTCAATTTCTTTAATTGCTGTTTCATCTTGCGCGAGGAACGCCGCCGTGCGGAACTCAAGCTGGGCAAAATCTGCCTCCATAATTTCACCACCGTCCCAACGAGATACAAACACTTTCTTAACAGGGAATGTACCACCGCGTGGCATGTTTTGCATGTTAGGGTTACGTCCACTGAATCGTCCAGTAGCAGTTATGTGTTGGGTTAACCCTACGTGTAAGAATCCATCTTGCTTTGTGTAGTTTGCTATGCCTTCAACAAAAGAATTAAGGTAACTACTAATAGCAGACAATCGTTTAAGATCCGTAAGAAAAGTCTCAGCCTCTTTCATGCCGTTGTTTCTAGCTGTAGCTGATAGTGCATCCAGGTTACCTTTACCTGTACTGAATCCGTTTGCACTAACCCAACTCTTATTGGGCGGGTTAAATCTTAGGCCAGCTACTTGTTGTGTTTGCTTTAACTGAAAGCCAAGTGCATCACAATCCTTACATTTATTAGGCTTGGCATACCTTTCACCATTCTTCCTTACTTTATACGTTTTCCCCTTACCTTTACATGAGGGGCAAGTAAACGCCTGTGTCCTGTAGATGGTTTCACTATTCGCTTTGACCGCTTCTTTAAATTCTTGAACAGTTGACGTAAACTCAAAGAGTCCGTGCCAATCTTTCTTATCTTTAATGCGTTTAGAGAATATGACTTGGGACATTTGCTCTGGCGAATTAAGATTGATAGGTGTGTCGCCCATAAGTTGCCTGACTTTTGTTTGCAAGCGGCCTTCAATCTCCGCTTTCTCTTTTTCAAATTCATCTCTTACTCGCCCCAACTCTTGAAGATTAACTTTGAATCCTGACATGTACATTTTGGTGAGGGTTCTACAGGTTTCAAAGCTGGTATCTCTAATGGTGCAGAGACTATGGGACTCTGGCTTGGCGTAGTCTTCTTGGATACTGTGGAACAACTGGCTAGTTGTGAGAAGGTCATACCTAAGATAAAGGCTGAGATCACTAAGAGGAATCTCGTTAGTGTTGTAACCATCTTTGAAATACCTTTTAAGAGTATCATCTTTTTGTACCTCTAACTGTCTACGCTCAGCACATGCAGCCAAGCTTAGTGGGTTGCGTTGACCCCTATCTAACACATAATCTGCTAACATAGTGTCATATATAGGGCCATCATATTTATACCCCGCTTCCCATAACCACATCAAGTCGTGCTGTGCATTGTGCATTATGAGTAGCGTTGTCATATCTAGAATAGACTGTAGTACAAACCTACCTCTACCAGAAGAATCTTTGTACTCGTCATGATCTAGTGTTATTATGTTCTCATTCTTCCAATTGTCTACATCTAGTGTACCAACTTGTACAAGTGTATTACTTGGTTCAAACGGATCTAAGTGATCCTTACCGTTTCTTTTAGTGATGCTGTTCTCAACATCTAATACGTTTCTCATGTCTCACCTCATGCTGAATATATAGAGCGTGACCCATCTAGTACACAAGTAATTTTACCCTGGAATCCATTCAGCTTGTTCTTAGCTAGGTTGAGGTATCTCACTGGATCTTCTTCCTCACCCTCTGCTTGTTGTGTCTTACCTATTAGTATCATAAGGTCAGCCTCTGCTGCCTTACCTGTCTTTGATCCTTCCATCATAGCTTGATTCAAGTCTGCCTTACCTTCAGCCTCTGCTGATAATTGTGACATCCATATCACACAGCAATCATACTGCTTAGCTATATTACGAGCATGGATCGCTGCAGTCTTAAGAGTGATGTCACTACGTTCACTACTAATATCAGCGAACTTGTCACCCATGTCAAGCACTACGATGTCAGGCTGCTCCTGCTTAACTACAGATTCAACCCATGCCATACCTTTACCAGTACTATCTTTGAATAGTAGTTGCTTGCGGATAGGCTCATATCTTTTATAAGCTAATGCTTTATTCTCACGTATTTCTTTCATTGTCATGTTGGATGAAGCACTAATGTACCTAGCAGCTACACGGGTGTATGCCTCTTCATTACATAGCACTATACACTTAGCCCCTTGATGTGCAAACCCATCTGCACCTGCTAATATAGAGGCATGGAAAGAAGTCTTACCAGTATTGGGACGAGCGCCAACCAACACAAGATGACCACCACTAACACCTTCCACCCTACGAGCCAGGGATGATATGTTAAATGTCCATTTGGATTCCAGCGCTGTTGCATCAAGTATTGTGTCAAGGCTATTGTCATCCCAATCAACACGCAGGTTAGGAGTAAAGTCATCTTTGTAATCCTCTAGTAATTGTCGTAAAGGTTCCAGGCTATTCTCTGTACCATTAACAAAGTCAAAGCCAAGGTTAGCTACCCTATCTCCAACATGCTGCTGAAACAATTGGGATAAAGTATCCTGTGCTATCTCTTGCTTGATAGGTTCAGTGATACTGATACGCTTGAAGAGATCCTCATATGCACCGCGTGTAGCTGTGGTCATGCTAGCATTCATACGATTGAACACAGCTTCTAGATCAGCTACAGTTAAGTCACCTTCATAAGCTTCCATTGCACCATCAAGTGCTTGCTTTATCTTGCGTACATCCTTGGTGAATATTTTATCAGGGCATTTAATTCCTTTGTGTTGCTCATAAAACTCACGGTTTAGTAGAGTTTTTAGTAGTGCTAATTCCATCATGTCTGTTTATCTCCGCTCTTTCCATTGCGCGTTTACGTTCTTCCTGTGTGAAAGGTAGTATGTGTTTTGTTTTATAGTCTACTACAACACCAGTGTTCCAACGTGCTGCTTCTTCCTCTGCTTTATCCCTATTAAGAAATAATTTTGGTGTTGATCTTCCTGTAAAACCCATAGTGTTCTCAGGTACATACATCCAATCACCATCTACATCTATCATTACTGCATACTGTTTCATCTTCATTTACCACACACCTCTTGTAGTTTTTCTATATCCTCTGGCATACGATACTTAATATCATCAGACAGACTCAAAGCAGTAGCTTGTTTACCTGTCCATAGTTCTATCTCTCTACGATACTCAATCGTCTTACCTACTGCGTCAGGATCTAGAGCTATTACTGATTGGTTATACTCACCTATCTTTTCGAAGTGTTTATGATTCATAGTGGTACCCAAGATAGCCATACAGGTTACATTAGATAGCTCTTGGTATGCAACAATAGCAGAGATAACATCCTCTACGATTAGTATTATATCACCGTCACCTATCACGTAGTAGTGTGCTGCTCCTGTATAGCGATACCACTTAGGGTGTTTCTTAATTCCTACTGCCCTACCTACAGCATCAATGATGCGTCCCTTATGGTGGATGGGAAAGACAACACGCTCTTGCTGTACATCATAGTACGTTCCACCAACGATACCCCAGCGCCGTAAGAATCTGTTGTGCTTGATATGTTGTGGTGTAGGTATAACTAACTGGGCGGGTATTTCCATAGTCTCAATCTCTTTAGGTTGTTCCTCTTGCGTTGGGCGCATGTGTCTACGTATTTCAGAGGCAGTCATGTCCGTATCAAACACACCGCCAACATCACACCCTAGCTTGTAGCAGTTATACTTAAGTTGCCCTAGTTCACAAGAGGCAGTGAAAGTATTTTTACCACCACAGAATGGGCAGTCTCCACGATAGCTGCCCTCACCCGCAACTGCCCCAGCATATTCCATATGATCTTTCCATTTACTCTTCTTCATTGTTTAACCTTTTTTATTAAAGACAATCTAGTGTCATCATCAAGAATTTCTTTAGCTTTATTAGAGTTTAGAAAGTCTAGCTGAGCTTTTACATACTCCTCATTGTTGTTATAACTCCTTGCTGCTAGTGCTTTAGTCGCACCACTTAATGTGTTTACCATGTAAGGTTTAACTGACGTAATGTTCTTGTGTCCAGTAACCTGCATTATGTTAGCTAAGTCAACACCACCTTCCATCATTTCTGTAACAGCAGTTCGTCGTAAGTCCATAGCTGTTAGCTCAAGTGGTAGATTAGCTTCTTGTAGTATCTCATTGATAAGTATAGATATTTCTTGTTTATCATAGGGCGTATAAGATCCACCGCGTGGCTTAATTCTTGGTGCCACATAATTTTGAAACCCAAAGTCATCCTTCTGCTGACGCAGCATACCGCACAACCCACCAGAGATGGGCAGCTTTACCTGTGCGTTACGCTTTGATTGTGTCAGTATAAGTTGGCAAACTTGTAAATCCAACTTATCCCATGTCAGTAGGCGCATGTCACCAACACGCTGCCCCCAATCATAGGCCATATGCACAATCAAACTAATGCTGCGCCAGCGGAAGTCACTGTAACCTGTCTCAAGGAATTGCTGCACCTGCTCACGCTCCCACACAGTGCGACGAGGGGGCGGGCTAACACTTTTTACAAGTGCTATTGGGTTGTGCATCATAATGTCATATCTCATAGCGTGTTTCCATGCAGCCGATAACACGGACTTACGATAATTAGCATTGCGTATACCTGTGACCAACCAGGTTTCATACGCTTGCGTGATGTGACGTACCTTGATTTTGTTACAGCGGTAATCCCCAAGATCCGCACCCTCAACGTTAGTATTAATCGCCGTGACCAAATGGCTTTCATAATCACGTTGTGTATTGGGTTTAAGCCTGTGAAAAGCAGAGGACGCAATAAAAAACTCTGCTATTTCTGTTAGCTTTGCATTGGGCTTGGGGATATTCAAATTCATGTTACCATTGTCTCCTTGTTTTCCAGTAAGACCAGCATCTGTTACAATGATCTTTACCAAATACTAAATCAATAAGCCGTACCATATTAAGCTTACCGTTCCTCTTCCACTCCCAGTTCCTCGCTGAGAATGTCTGATTAAGAGTGCCACCTAGTATAACGTTTGTCAATACGCTTATAGATATGGCAACCCTTATCAAGTATTGCTTCATTACTTACCTTTCATGTGTCTGTAACACAGGTAGATGAATCCAAATAGATATGCGAAACCTACAGCTAAAGGTAGGGCAAACATTAAAACATTGGATACCACACTTCACCTCTGTCTATTGCCTCCTTAACTGGTGCAGCCTCACGTTCTAGCTGCTTACCTTTCTGTTTATCACCCTGCCAGTACGCATCATCAGCAAGCTTCATTAGCCAATCATAATGCTTTTGCGCTGGGACTACACGGTTATCCTGGTGCATCTATTATCTCCTTGCAATGAGTACACACGATCTTTGTCCATTCCATGTGGCTTAAGATGTGTACAGTTTTACAGTGTGGACATACAATCTTATGCATGTTCAACTAACTCCAATACACAGCGTGAAAACTTAGTCTTCATCATAGATTCAGCGCTGTTTTTACTTGATGTGCTGTACCAACAGATAAGTTTACCTGCCTTATCGTAGAAATTAACTCTGTAAGTCACCGTATGTCTCCTTCCATGCTGCACTCTTATGAATAGAACGCTGTGGTGGTGCGTCCTGGTTGCGGTGTTCTCTGATTTGATCACGTGCCCATGAGTAACTAATGTTAAACTCACGTGCTGCCGCTGCTATGCTGTGGAAGTCTTGCCCCCACAAACGATATGATCCTGTTACTTGAACCTGACTAGGCTCATACTTAACACGTTGATTCATTGGTATATTCTTTGGTTGCATTATGATGCCTCGCTGATTAGGTGGTAACGTTTGTACCGTTGACGTGTTACAGGATGTGCTTTTAACACTTTGTTAAACTTATATCCTAGATCCTCTAGATCATTGATACGCCGTGACAGTGACATGATATTGTACTGCGTAATAGCTTCTAGATTAGAGATGCTACCCACTGTTTGTAGGTGTTTAACTATTGTTTTTAATTGTGGTTTCATGATGATGTCTCCTTCTCTTGTTTGATTTCATCCATGATTTTAATAAGTGTATTCACTGAGTCACTAGGCATACGTAGTATCTCGCCTGTGTCTGTGTTGTTCACGATCATCTCACCAGTGTTAAAGTAGTGAGCTTGCCAACCTTGTGTCAGGTTATGTGTTGCTAAACATTTCATGTCTTGTCTCCTTGTATCCTTTACTTAAGCGATATCGTTGTATGTGTCAATACGTTTTTTATTTTTATTATACTTACCGCGTGTACCTCTGAATACTATTTCATCAATGCTTCCGGTTTTACCTCGTCTTTCTTTTAGTGGTACACCAGCTATACTTTGTGTAATCTTTACCCCATCCAGTGGGCTTTCAATTTGGTTTGCTATAGTCTTCATATACATGCAGAAATCTGCAGCATCATATAGTTTATCCACGTCTATATCTAATACTATTACAGCTCTCATTGGATGTGACATTTGCTTAACCTTTTTCCTTTATGTAGCTGCCAATGGTCTGTTCAATCATGTCGTGCAGCGTGTTAAACCTATCTTGTGCTTCATCTGTGTACTGGCAGCAATCATGCACCTTGTCATGCGTATACAGCGTCTGTGGTGCTGTCACGTTTGCGTAATACATATTTTCTAGGACAGTATCAGCTATTTCTGCAGCCAGTTCTGTCAGTGTTGCGGGTATGTGCATGTGGTCTCTCATTTGTCTAACTCCAGTACTGTTTCTGTGATTGCTGCTATCTTTGCATAGACCTTTTCCCAATCCCAGTATTCATAGGTGTGTACAGCACACTCCGTGAACCATTCTTCTAAGTATTCGTCGTCAAAGTCCTGCCAGTTATTAGGCAGGGGCTGCGTCAGGAAATGCCCTGAGATTGCCGCAAATGTTTTTTCAAACTTGTCCATCATTACGCTGTTTCCTTTTCTTCTAAGTTTACCTGTTCAGAGTGTGACGTTTCTCTATAGAGTGTGACGTTATATTCTGGCGCAGGGTATTTCTCTTGCATTTCTCGCACTAGTTCTTTGGTGTAAGCATACAGCATTTCAGTTTTGATTTTGAAATAGTGGCGATATAGATTGTGTTCCTTCCCCCCACGCATTTCTGTTTTATATTTCTTTGCTACGTTTATTCTGTAATTCATTCTATCACCTCATTCATTTGCTTAGTCATTCCAATCATCACCCATAAGTGTGCGTTTGATATAAGCTTCACTCCATCCTGATAACTTTGCAAGCTCAGAAATTAAAACGTTTGGATGTGTGTCGTAATAGTCACATATCTTTTCATCTGTCCAACGTATGTCTAAATCTTGAACAGTTACATATCCTTTGGTTAGCATTTTATAATTCCTCACTCTTGTTTAGTTCTAGATATGTTAGTATTGCTACATGCTCTTGCGCATCGTCTAGTGTTTCATAGCATGTTTTAGCTAGTCCATTGACAAATAAGCGGTACTTGTAGACGCTGCCTCTCTTAGGTTTTAGCGGTTTAATATCAAACGTTTTCATTGTCTCTATCCCTTCATTGTGTGCGCTCTCTTAAGAGATCCTTTATCTTGTGTGTTACATCGTAATCTGTACACAGCCATCCACCTGTAAAAGATATTTCACCTTCTGCAAAATTGGGATAGGTGTTGGTTAATTGTTGAACACAATCCTGTAAGTCACTACCTGATATTTGAATTGAGTGTGTGACTGTACCATCATTAAACAATCCCTCTATCAAGTAATGTATTACAAAGTCTTTTTCAGCATCGTTAACAGATGCCCAAGCACAGGCAATACGCCGTTTTTTGGCTTGTTCTTTTGTTTCTTTATCGTCATCCATATTAATCTACCTCTAGTACTTCAATTACAAACAGGTGCCCATTAGCATCTGCAAATTCATCCGCTTCTGTTACATTATATGTTATGTCTGGTTCACTAGGGTGTGCAATCCATACCACACACCCGTCATACCACATATTATGTGCTAATTCCGCATCATATGTTTCAATTTCTCTCATTAGTACTTTTTTACCTTCTCTACTATTGTTGTTGTGTCGTTGAACGTATAGCACAGACGACAGTCTTTACATTTTTGACCAGTACAATTTTGTTGGTCTGTATATTCGTGTTCAAGTACATTGTTGAACGTCTTATCAAAACCTCTAGGTGGCTTGCTCATGATGTGTGATTTTTTAGGATTGCTGTATATTAAGATTAGATTGTTGGGCTTGTCATTATTACGCAACCAGCGGAACACTAGGTCAACTCGTTTAGTCCACAGCGCAAAGGTGCACCATGGATTGTCACGTGTAATAAGCATTAGGTTTTCAAGATGCTGCATATTGATTAATTCACCATGCGCACTGAACCTAAACATTGCATCCGTTACACGTGGAATCTCTTGCGGTTCAAGCTTGCGACTAGATAATAAATCACTATTGCGCTGTAATGCAGCTTGCATATTCTTACGATAGGTGTTCAGCATGGCGTGACTGTAACAATCACCACATATATTTTGGCCATCTTGTTTACCTTTAATGTGCTGTTTATTGCAGTAATCATTAGTGATTGTATTTGTGCTGATTGCTTTAAATTCAGCAAGCTTACCCGTCATTTTGCTAACGTGCACTTGTTGCATTATCTTATCCTTTCAACATATCTTTCAATTCAGCTTTAATATTTCTTGCTTTTTCGCCGCGCCAGGATGACGCATTAGCTAAGAAATACCTGACAACAGATTTTCCACTGTCGTAATGATAGGCATCATTAATGCTGTTTAGTTTTTGCATAGCATCTAGATATGGCACCGCGCCAAAGTATACTTTTTGCCAATCGGATTTAATTTCACGTGCTATTGTTGATATTGGTCTGGTCATGTTTTTACCTTCCTTAGAATTGCATATCATATGCTGCTACTTTGATCGCTTGTACTTGTTTATCGTTTGATGCTGAGCGAATCAGGTGTGAAACAACACGTAAGAATGCGTCAATGTTACCCGCATGAATGTGTGCTTCTGCTACTTTTAGTGCTTTTGTTTGAGCTTTTGTCATCATGTTTTTTCCTTCCTTGTGTGAATCAGTAAACACGATATTGTGGTTAGTGTCAATACACTTTTTTATGCTTTTAATTAGGCATATTTTTTCACCCATGAATCAACGTTCAAGCTAAGGTTGGCCTTAGTTAGTATCAAAATATGCCCTATAAAAACACGTTACAAATAACATTAGGTTATCTGCTTTTCACAGGGTATGAACATTTCGGCTCTTTCAGATAGATGTTACTACATAATGTAGGCGTGAATTAGTAACACGCGCGGCAACCGCATTTATTTTCTATCGTGACATATTGTCTGACCATCATGTTTTATTCTTACACTAGGCTATGAGCTTATCGCAATTTATGTGTTTCTTTTTTTATCTTGTTTTATTTCTTTCCGTGTTTTGGGTTTCAGTATTTGGTTAGTTAGTTAATGCAGTCTCTTTCAAGAGTGCTGACCGTTTAAGACTCTGCAGGTTTCAAGATCAAGAGTGTTTAAACTTACTTTGAAACTTGCTTGTCGTTTCCGATGCACCAACTAAACGCGATATTGTGGTTAGTGTAAACCCACTTTGAGTAACTATTTTATAAGCTCTTGATTTTAAACGATTCTTTTTTAGCTTTTAGATTAAGTTTCTCGTTTTGTTCTACTTTGTTGCTGATTCGTTCACGTTTTAACACTATTTGTGATCACATTTTAAGGGGTGCCTGTTTTGTGATCACATAAGGGGGTGTGGTCTGGTATGTTTGTGCATCCTTCCCTAATTTGTGATCACACTTTGAGAATGTGACCAAAAAGACACACTATTTATAAGCTTACTGATCAAATATCAGTATAAAAGTGTATATATTTCAG